TGCATCGTAGTAAGTTCCCTCGCCTGAATAGGAAATCCAGGGCGGAACAGCACTCGATAAAAATTCTTATCCTTATCGAAGTCGTCGTAATAAGGTGTGACGTTAAGGTTTGTATTTTGTGCCATTAGAACTCGATTACGATTTTGATGTCTTCTACCTGGTCGTTTGCACGACTGATTGCTCTTCTATTATCTATGTAAACAACGTCACCGCTGTTTGACTTGATCTCAGGTTTTGCGTACCCGTTGTTAAACTTCATACCCAAGTCATATTCTGTGTTGTTGATAGTTCTAGAAGAAGAGTTAGGAACTGCAGGGAAGTTCACATCAGGTTGTCCAGCAGCACCAGATGTAGCACCACTAATGACGTTAGAACCATCAAACTCGTTTTGTGTACCTGTAACTTCAGGGAAAATACCGTCAACAGCATTCTGATAATACTTCAGAACTTTAGTTGTAGGATTCCAAGAAATAACACGACCACGAGCAGTAACGTTTGTACCACCAACAACTCTTGTTTGAGTGATGATTTCATCAGGCACATAGTTGCCTTGGAATGTAGGAGAGAAGATAACTGCTTTAGCAGCAGAAACTGTCAAGTCAGAAATGAGTTCGGAAGTACCAAACTTGAGAGGATTGGTAACCAGACCAATACGACGATAGTCGTTATCGATAGGGAAGTCACCAGCACCCTCATCATAAGAGAGTTTTGCGTTGATCATGACACGGAAAGCGCCAATCTCAACAACAGCATCAGCACCATGACCACCAGGAGGAGGCATGATAACATCAACTTGACCACTAGCACCTGTACCAATACCAGTGATAGCATCAATACTGATTTTACCGAAAGTATATCCAGTACCACCAGAGGTCACAGTTGCAGAGATGATTTTACCACCATCAACAACGATAGAAACACGACCACCAGCACCGTCGCCATTAATAGCAACGTTATCATAAGTACCGTTGTTATAACCAGAACCTGCCGAGTTGATAACGACAGTATCGATTTCGCCAGCGACTGCGTTAGTTTTTACCGCGTCATTGGTGAAGACGGGCATGTAATCGTTGGAGAAAAACTTAAGGACTGAAGCGACAGGAATGGTGTACATGTACTTCCAACGATATCCATCACCAGTAGTGATGATGCTAGTGGAAGTGCCAGTAGGCTCAACTGTAGAAGGTTT